GTTTTGTAGTTGATGGAAAGTTTATTCATTGTCATTCATTCCATCACGCAAACTTAATTACATCAACTTATATCACAACAGCATCACTACCATTAAGATATGAGATTGCAAATACTGGAATTACAACAAGTTCAAGCACACTGAAACAAGTTTGTTCTACTGTAATTTCAGAGGGTGGTTATGAACTTCGTGGATTACAACAAGCAATAGGAACACCAATCACGGCACCAAGAACTCTTACAACTGCTGGGACTTTTTATCCTATAGTTAGTTTGAGATTGAAAACTACTGCTTTGGATGCAATTATCATTATGACTGCACTTTCTCTTATGGGAATTGGTAATGGAATTAATTATAATTGGCAGGTAAAAGCATCTGGAACTACTACTGGTGGAAGTTGGGTGAGTGCTGGTGATGATAGTGGTGTTGAATATAACCTCACAGGAACTTCTTATGCTGGTGGAAGAATACTTGCGAGTGGATTTTTAAACTCATCAAATCAAGGTTCTCCATCAATTGATATTCTCAAAGAAGCACTATTCAAGTTTCAGTTAGAAAGAAATAGTTTGACTTCTACACCTTTTGAACTCACACTTCTTGCTACTGCTGCAACTAATGGTGAGAGAATTTTTGCTTCTATGGACTGGGAAGAAATTAGTAGGTAATTTTTATGAGTGACAACATTTATCTGGGTAATCCTAATCTAAAAAGAGCAAATACACAAATTCAATTTACGGAAGAACAAATTATAGAGTTCTTGAAGTGTAAAGAAGATCCTGTATATTTTGCAAAGAACTATATTAAGATCGTTTCTCTGGATCACGGTCTTGTTCCTTTTGAGATGTATCCATTTCAAGAGAAACTTGTAAGAAACTTCCACGAGAATAGATTTAATATTTGTAAGATGCCACGGCAGACTGGTAAATCAACCACCTGCGTATCCTACCTGCTCCACTACGCTGTTTTTAATGACAATGTTAATATTGCCATCCTAGCGAACAAAGCATCCACTGCAAGGGATCTGCTTGGGAGATTACAACTTGCTTATGAGAACTTACCTAAGTGGATGCAACAGGGTATTATCTCTTGGAACAAAGGATCACTTGAATTAGAAAATGGATCAAAAATTTCATCAAACTCTACTTCTTCATCTGCTGTCCGAGGCGGATCCTATAATGTCATCTTTTTGGACGAATTCGCGTTCATCCCGAATCACATTGCTGATGACTTCTTTGCCTCTGTTTATCCTACTATTTCTTCTGGTCAAAGCACAAAGGTAATTATTGTTTCCACCCCTCGCGGTATGAACCACTTCTACCGCATGTGGCACGACTCTGAGAGGGGCAAGAACGAATATGTGCCCACAGATGTCCATTGGTCTGAAGTGCCTGGTAGAGACGCTAAATGGAAAGAGCAGACGATTGCAAACACTAGTGAGCAACAATTCAAAGTCGAGTTTGAATGCGAATTCTTAGGATCTGTTGATACTTTAATTAATGCAGCAAAATTAAGAACTCTTGTCTATGATGATCCACTTAAAAGAAATGCTGGACTAGACGTTTATGAGCATCCGAAAGAGGAAAATAATTATCTAATCACAGTAGACGTTGCTCGTGGTATTGGTAATGATTACTCTGCATTTATTGTTTTTGATATTACCAATTTTCCATATAGGATTGTAGCAAAATATAAAAATAATGAAATTAAACCAATGCTATTTCCAAGTATTATTCATGAAGTAGCAAAGGGTTATAATGATGCTTGGTTATTGATTGAAGTGAATGATATTGGTGATCAAGTAGCGAGTATCTTACACTTTGATTTGGAATATGATAATGTTTTAATGTGTGCAATGAGAGGTCGTGCTGGTCAGATTGTGGGTTCTGGATTTAGTGGTAAAAAATCCCAACTCGGAGTTCGCATGACTGCTGCTGTGAAAAAGTTGGGATGTTCTAATCTAAGAACATTAATCGAAGATGATAAGTTACTCGTAAAAGATTATGATATTATTTCAGAATTAACGACTTTTATTCAAAGAAAGAATTCATTTGAGGCAGAAGAAGGATGTAATGATGATTTGGCAATGTGTTTGGTCATTTTTTCTTGGTTAGTTGCTCAAGATTATTTCAAAGAAATGACGAACAACGATGTTCGTAAAAGAATTTATGAGGAGCAGAAAAATCAAATAGAACAGGATATGTCACCATTTGGATTTATTGTTGATGGTTTAGATGATGCGGAAGTGACTGTAGATATGGAAACGGGAGATAGGTGGATATTTGCAAATGCTCAAAATCAATTAGAAAGCACCGAAATATGGAATGTTGATGAATATGGAGATCGATCTCATATGTGGGATTATAGATAGTTCTGTGAAGTCGTAGGAATTTATAAATACTTTTAGATAATTCTGGATAGTACGGAGAATAAAGATGCCGCTAAATTTAGCATCTCCTGGAATTGTAGTAAGGGAAGTTGATTTAACAATTGGAAGAGCTACTCCTTCGTCAAACAAAGTTGGTGCTATTGTTGCACCTTTTGCACAAGGACCTGTAGATTCTCCAACTTTGGTAGAGAATGAGAATGACTTGCTAACAACTTTTGGTGGACCATACGCAACCGATAAGCATTACGAGGATTGGTTAGTTACCTCATCATATCTTGCTTATGGTGGTTCTGCAAGAGTTGTAAGAGCAGACGATGATGATTTAAGAAACGGATTTGTGGGAACTGCTTCCAGCGTAAAAATTAAGAGCTTGGAGCATTATGAGCAACTTGGTTATGACGAGAATACCATTGCTGGTGTAGTAGTCGCTGCTAAGAATCCTGGTTCTTGGTCAAATGGAATCAGAGTAGCAATTATCGACGGTAAAGCAGATCAAATTCTTGGCGTTACAACTACAGGTGCTGTAGTTGGTTATGGTGTAACTCAATCAATTAGTTCAGTTCTTCCTGGTGCTGGTTCAACTTCAGTTTTAGATGGTTACCTCAAGGGAATTATTACCGAAATTGGTGCTGGAACTCTCGGAGTAAAAGTTTTAAGTCAAGTTTCTGCCGCAGGAACTGAAACAGTAGTTGATTATCAGCAAGGTGGAATTTATGCATTTGGAACCACAGGTAATCTAACTATTAGAACTTCATCTTCAGTTGGAGTTGCAACTACTGCAGTATCATCAACATTAGATTGGTTCGATCAACAAACAGTTGGATTAACAACATCATCAACAATTTCTTGGAATAATATTGCCCCAAGACCTGGAACTTCAGCATTCGCTGCTGCAAGAAACGCAAGATTTGATGAGGTTCATGTTGTAGTTATCGACTCCCTTGGAAATGTAACTGGAAATGCTGGAACTATTCTTGAAAAGCATTTAAGTCTTTCCAAAGCGACTGATGCAGAATTCTCAGTAGGAAGCCCTTCATACTGGAGAAAGTATATTGCAACTAATTCACAGTATATCTTTGCTGGTGGAGCACCTGCGGGTATTGTAACAACTGGATTTGTAGGAGTTGCAACTTCATTTACTTTAGATTCAGATATTGGTTGGGATCAAACTGCCGATGGTGGATCTGGTGGGGTAATTTTTGGTGCTGCTGGATCTTCGACTAACACATTAGATGGTGGTAAAAACTATGATGGTGGAACAAATATTACATCAACTGGAGCACTTACTTCATCTCTCGCAAAACTTTCAGCAGGTTATGATCTGTTCGAAAGCACAGAAAACTTCCAGGTAGATTTCCTATTAATGGGTTCTGCTGGATATGCAAAGGAAACTGCACAAGCACTTGCAAATAAACTAATTTCTGTTGCTGAACTGAGAAAAGATGCACTTGCATTCATCTCACCATACAGAGGTGCTGCTCTTACTGATACTTCATCACAAACTGCAGTAACAGTCAATTCGGCAGCAGATATTACTGATAATGTAATCAGTTTCTATGCTCCTATCACATCTTCGTCTTATGTAGTCTTTGATAGTGGTTATAAGTATATGTACGATAGATTTGCAAATACATTCAGATATGTTCCTCTAAACGGTGATATTGCTGGTCTCTGTGCCCGCAACGACATCAATAACTTCCCCTGGTACTCACCTGCTGGAACCTCAAGAGGCGCTATCCTGAATGCCGTAAAACTGGCTTACAATCCAACTAAGACCCAAAGAGACCGCCTATATTCGAGCAGAATTAACCCAGTCATCTTCTCACCTGGTGCAGGAATTATTCTGTTCGGTGATAAGACTGGATATGCTAAGGCATCGGCATTTGATAGAATCAATGTTCGTCGTCTGTTTGTTTATCTTGAGGGAGCAATTTCTCAGGCAGCAGAAGATCAACTCTTCGAATTCAATGACGAACTTACAAGAACCAACTTCGTAAATACAATCGAACCTTTCCTTCGTGATGTTCAGGCAAAGAGAGGCATTTATGATTATGTTGTTGTTTGTGATGAAACAAATAACACCGCTGCTGTGATAGATAATAATGAATTCGTTGCTGACATTTACATCAAACCCGCAAGATCAATCAACTTCATTGGTCTTACCTTCGTTGCCACCAAGACTGGTGTTGATTTTGAAGAAGTAATCGGAAACTTTTAATTTAGAGGTTTAAACAATTATGGCAACCAGACAACAACTAAATCCACCCCCTTTAAGGAAGATTACCGACTTCAAGAGTAAACTGTCGGGTGGTGGCACCAGAAGCAACCTATTTGAAGTTGTTCTTTCTTTCCCAGACGTAGCTCCTACAGACGTTAATACTCTTGATAAATCAAGATTGCTCGTTAAGTCTGCAGCACTCCCAGCATCGAATGTAGCTCCTCTGGAAGTTTCATTCAGAGGAAGAACTTTAAAACTTGCTGGAGATCGTACATTCGAATCTTGGACAATTGGTGTTCTAAACGATACTGATTTTGCAATCCGTTCCGCATTTGAGAATTGGATGAACAAAATTAA